GACAAGAGCCAGTTCGCAGCTTCAATGTTCGCGATATGCTCCTTTTTTGCGACTTCAAGCTGGCCGATCAGTCGTGTTTTCTGCCTTGGGTCGAGCAAGCCGTTTGCTTCGATCTCGGATTTGTCGAAATGGCCAAAACTCGCCTCGATGCGGCGTTCGATCTTGCCAACTTCCCCAGCAGCAATCGCCGCTCTGCTTTTAACGGCATTTACCTGCATTCGGCCCAGTGTTTCACCAGGCAGCAGTTTCAGCCGCTCTGCCAGAACCTGGCTTTCGTCCGCAAACGCCTCCGGCCCGTCGGGGCCATTGACGGCCTCACCCACCTGTTCGAGCTCATTTCCTAAACCTTCCGGTCCTGCAAACTCTCGCCTTGCAAGTTCGTCGCCTATTGCTGGTAGCAGTTCTTCAAGCTGTCTTGTCTCAGCCCAGGCCTCTGCCAGTGTCTCGCTTATTTTCGCATAGGCTGCCTCTTTGCCTTCGGCCGGCAAGGGAGCAGCCCTCAGCAACGTTCTTGCCTGTTCGAATGCTTCTGCGAGACCATCCGGATTCTCGCGCACCTCTGATGCCAGCCGGATGCCTTCTTCTTCCAAACCCTGCTGGAAATAGCGTTCGTTTTCCCCCGCCTCAGTTGCAGCAAAGCCGTTGATATAGCG